TCTAGTACAGGTATTTCATATACGTGACCAGAAGCTCCAGCTTCATGTTTCATTGCCATGAAAACTCTCGTATCTCGACTAAAATAAAAATTATTTGCCATTTTTTTTCTCCTTAGTATCGAATCTCTATGGAAATCTCTGCGATTCCATAAGGTTCTAATACTCCTTCATCTGTATCTATGCTCAAAATTGTTGTTTGAGCAGTAGATTGCTTTATATTATTGGAGTCAAAATACTCTAATGGATCATTATCCTCGAGTACTGTCTCCACGTCTTCTAGTAATTCTTCTAATCGAAAAATTACATCATCTTCGTTATACACATAACATCTTATTGTTAATTGTAAAAAACGAAATCTAAAATTCCCACCTGCATATTCACGAGTTTCATTTCCCGCTCCTATATGTATAGTAGGAAAGTCCTGCACCTGATCCCAAAACTTTAATCGTCTCGTTACTTCTGAGACGGCCGTTCGGAAAGGTGTCTGTCCATTTATCTGTTCCAACTTTTGTGCGAGTGCTTCTACAATCGCTCTTCTCCTAGTTGAATATGTTCTTGCATTTATGCTCATTTTCTAAATTTACTAAATCCTTTGCTTTGACCAGCAGCGGTTCTTCTAAAATCTATTAATTTTGTAGTCATAAACTTATCTCTTGTTAATTTTGCAGCATCTTTAATTGATGTTTCTATTATCTTTCTCGGGTCTCTTGTAACACTACCTTGTTGAAACCCTGGCTCAAATGTTTGAAAAGGATAAAGTAAATAAGTATAATTAATATTTACTCCTTTTGCAAAAGCTTCATCTCTACTATCAAATCCTTCCTTTCTATTACCACCCATTGGAGTCATACTTGTTACTCTCGGAGTTGTATGGAAAGAAGGAATCGGTGGTTTAGATTTTGGATTACCTATTCCATGAAACTCTAATCCGCCTGGAATTCTGCCTGCCTGCATATTTTGTGCAATTATAGAAGGTAAACTTTCATTTATTCTACTTATTAATCCAGGTAAAGTTGCATTATTTCTTCTTCTTCTATTATCTTCTCGTCTTACTTTTTTGCCAACTGTAGCCATAGTTAAAGCTTTTTTATCAATTCTTTTTGGTCTTGTTTTAGTTTTTGTAAGTTCTTTTTGTACTGGTTTTGTTTTTAGTACTTTTTTTATTTTCTTTTCTTTTCTTGCAGTAACTTTAGTTTTTTTATTTTTAATTTTTTTTCTAAAAGCAGCAATAATCTTATCTGCAGTTCTATCTGTCATGTCAGGACTGCCTGAATACAATGGATTATCTTTACCGATTAATTTAAGAAGTCTATTTCGCATTACTTCTTTTGCCTTATTACTAATTGCTGTTCTATCTTTAAAACGCCCTTCTGCTCGATTAGTACTAGAACTCACTAGTCTTCCTCTAACTACCAATGTATCTTTCACAGTTTTAGTATTCCTGTCTATTCGTAAAAATGCTTCAAGAGCTAATTGATCTATGAGAGGTATTTCTACTACTTTGTCTAGTTCCATTGTACTATATCCTGTTCCTTCTAGTACTTCTGCTAAATGTGCATCTAATGTATCTAATACTTCTTCTTTAAAAGTGTTTTGTGCAACTGTTGGATCTGTATGAGAAAATTGTAAGTCTTCAGTCATCTTCTCTTTAGCAGTGTAATGTCGATTATTTTTATTAAATCCAGGTGATTTTGTTTTTTGACTTATATTTACTCCTGCCGCTGAAATGTCTCTCATAAATGTTGCTACAGGGCCTTTTCTAATCTCTTTCCATACTTGAAAATTATTACATGTAATTTCAATTCTTCCATCACCGAGGTCTTTAACACTACCTCGATCTCCAAATAATGCTGATTTTTGTAAATTAGCTAAAAAATTACTAACAACTTTTCTATGTTCTGTTGCTAATTCGTTTAATATTTTCTTATCTTCTTCATTAAAATTAAGGTCATAAGCCTGTACTATTAATTGTTTTAAATATTGTTGTATATCTTTTTTATCAATTGTAATAATATGTTCTTTTTCTTTATCTAATTTTGTTCTCATTTTTTGAAGAACTTGATTATCTCCTACTGTACCTAGCAGTATTTTATTCCATTTTGCAATTGCCATTAGATGACTACTCGATAAAGATCAAGTACTCGTTTGATATGGTCAGGAAAATCAGTACTTGTTCTTAGTCCTGCAGAACCTTGGTTTTGTATGCTTGCTCCACCAAGTTGCATTCTCTGCTTGTGTTCATCTTTTAAATAGTATGTAACTAAATCAAATAGTGCTAATTGAAGGTCTTTTGGAGTTGTAGAGTAACCTGCTGTATAAACAACTTCTACTGATCCAAACCCTCTTTTATAAGCTTTTCTATTGCCGCTAGAATCCAATCTATAAATTGAATCACTTGCAGTATCAATGTAATACTCTGTATTGTTAGTAAGTGTAACGTATGCTGTACTCGGGTTATCACGTTCTTTAACTGATGTTACCGAATTTATAGGTGTTTCACTCATTACTACCACTGATGTTGCATGATCACTAATATTAAAAGTCTCTGTCTTTGCTGAAGAATAGAAATCTATAAAACTTGTTCCACAATATTTTTTTGCAAGGTCAGAGATTTGAGGCACGAGTATAGTAAGACGATCATCATTGTTATCGCCTCTTATGCCCTCTGCATCTTTGTATTCTTGTACTGTTATTAAATCTGCCATAATTGAATAAGTGAGGGGATAGGCTCCCCTCAAGCCTTTCTATGCTAATTAACTAGCGTCGTATTTAAAGCCCCATTTTGATGTTGCTCCTGAAATGACATCAGTAAATCCAAGTCTTTGTGAAGCCACAAGTACTCTTCTTTGATTCTCGACATCGTAATCAGATTCGATTGTAACACCTCTTAATCTTGGCATTACATAGTTTCTGGTATAAACAGCTACAGCTGCGTATTGGGAGTGTGCTTTCGCTACAAACTCATCACAGAGAATAACTCTTGATCCAAATACTTGACCAATTTCACCAGATAGCTTTGTTGAAAGATCGCCAACTAGATTGACATCTTGGAACTCAGCATCTTCTAATAGATTATAATATGCATCTTGTGATACTATATAAACTACGTCTGATGGATTGACACCATATTTACCCATATTCTTTCTCATACCTAATAGGTCTGAAGCTAAAACTGCATCAGTTGCTCCGAACGCTGCTGGTGAACCTGCACCTACGTCATCTGTGTGATGACTGTCAGCTTCTGCCATTTTCAATAGACCATCAAATATACCTGAAGTATATTGGCCTCCTGAATCGTTACCTAATAAGATAGCATTTTCAATACCCCTTGCGTGAGATCTAACCATAGATTCTCTTAATAGAGGAAGTATTGGAATAATTGCATCTTCTTCAGTTTCATTTCCTAAGAAAGTTTTTGAAATCAACTTGTTTGTTGATAAAGTTCTTTCTTGCATTTGAATACCTGTAAAAGGTGCTGCACTGTTATCAGCTCTTTCTTCTAAGTTACCAAACGGTGCTGTACCACTACCTGTTACGGCTGTTGTAAATTCAGCATAACCTGCATCTGGTAAGATAGGTAAAATTTGATTTGCAGAACTCATTTGTATTTCTCTAAATAGAGGTGCTAATACTAATTCATTCTGAATATCTCTTTCGATGTTTGCTGAAACAACTTGCTCAAAGTCTGCAGAAGAAACTTCAACTGTTGAATGTTGATTAACTTTCTCCATAACTGATTTTGAGTATTCATTGTTCCAACCTTTACCAGTCGCTAGACCAGCAAATTTTGCATCTAAAATTTCATTTTCAAAAGATTTCTTCCAATCTGCATCATTTCCTCTGTTTGAGAAAACTCTCTTAGAGTCTCTGATGTGTTGAATTTCTTCTGATTTTTCTTTGAGTTCTTTTTGAAGTTCACTAACGATTGAACCTAATTCTTCGTTCTTCTCGTTAAATCTTTTCTCAACGTCACCCATTAGTTGTTCTGCACCTGATAGTGCTGATATAACAACTTTCTTTTCTATTTCCTGTTGTGCTTCAACTTCCGCTGTCTTCTCAGCTTCTACTTGAGCAGCCTTTACAGCAGCTTCCTTAGCTGCTTTCTCTTCAGCTGCTTTAGTTTCAGCTTGTTGCATTGCTAATTTAGTAGCTGCTTTTTCAGCTACTTCTTTAGCAAAAGCGTCAAGGTTAAAGCCCTCAGGAGCTTTCATTTCTTCGCTCATGCGATTCTCCTTAATGTTGGCTTGCGCCACTTTAGACTGCCCAACTTCTTCAGTTTTAACTGAGTCTGCTGAGTTAGTCTCTATAAAAGATTTCTTAAACTCTTCATAGTCTGCCATATTATCAAAACTTTTTGCAAGAGAGAACATAGCTCCCTGATTGCAAGGTACTGATACTACAGAAACTTCAAAAAGTTCAGCATCTTTGATTCTTAATCCTCCAGTATCTGGAATATGATCTGCATCTTTCACACGGAAACCTACAGAAAATGCTCCTAAAACACCGTCTTTAATTAGATCAGTAATTTGTCCAGCTGCTTTTGATATTTTAGCAGTGAACTCTAAACCGTTATCTACAGTCCTAACAGCCTTCGCTCTTCCGATAGGTTGGTCATGATTGTGATTATATAGAACAATAGGATTTTGTAAATAATTATCTACTCCACCTTTTGTCCATGCTTCAACCTCAATAACATCACCTGCTCTATCTTGTGTGTTAGTGCTTGCTAGTCCTTTTATTTCAATACTCCCATCAGGTTGTTCGCCTAATGACTTAAAAGTATTTGTCCAGTGAAAAATCTTATTTGACATCTTTCTTCACCTTTTTAGTAGTTGATTTCTTTGGAGCAACCTTAGGGGCTACCTTTTTAACTACAACTCCAATATTTGGATAGTAGTTTTTTACCATAGTCATCATTCTACTCCAAGAGTTAAAAACTCTCTTTACTTGAACCGACCTCATTGGAGTATCCGATTCTAAATTATACTCATTTAGTTCAAGATATTTACCTTTTTTGGTAAAATACTCGCCTAATTGATTTATCATTTTCATTCTGTTCATATTTATTCTTCCTCATTTTCTGTTGGCCTACCACCCTCGATTGGGTTTGCGGCACTACCTGCGATATTTGCAGGAACTCTTGGTGTATCAAATCCTTCAACTTTTTCAAGATTTAATTTCTCCCTAGCTTCATTAGGTGTCATAATACCTGTATTAACCAAAGAAGCATAATATGCTGCTTGATCTCTTAGTTCTGGCTGTAGTGATGGAACATTTGTTACATCTTCTACTAATCTAAAACCGAAAAATCTTTCAAATCCTTTCATTATTTTCTTAACTATAGGTAGTATAGTTTCTAAATAATACATTCTCTGATTTGGTCTTATATTTGCATTATTACCACTATCCATAAGAATAGGTGGAACTCCTAACGCCTCAAGAATGATTTTCTCATTAGACTTAATTGCCTCTTGAAAATCTAATTCTTTAAAATTAACTTCTGTTAAGTTTTCAACTTCTAATCCACCATCTAAAAATAAAGGTCTGCGACCTCCAGTATTTGGATTGTATCTAGCGACCCAAGCCTGTAACATTCTTTCTTTTATTTTCTCAGAAAGAGTATTAGGACTTTTTAGTACTAAACCTGGAACTGCTCCATTCTTAAAAAAGTTATCTTGAAAGTTTCTCATATT